GTATTATTGGTAAGTGTATGATGGGATCAACATCAAATGCTTTAGATAAAGGAGGTGATAATTTTAAGAGCTTATATAATAGTTCTGATGTAACAAAGCGAAACCGAAACGGTCAAACAAGATCGGGTTTATATTCTTTGTTTATTCCAATGGAATGGAACTACGAAGGTTTTATTGATCAATATGGGCATCCAGTATTCAATACTCCAAAGCATCCTGTTTTAGGACCTTCTAGTGAGCTAATTGAGATTGGAGTTATAGAACATTGGGATAATGAAGTTGATGGCTTAAAAGGAGACCAGGATGCTTTAAACGAGTTCTATCGTCAGTTTCCAAGAACAGAAGATCACGCTTTCAGAGATGAGGCTAAAAATAGTATATTTAATTTATCAAAGATATACGAACAAATAGATTATAATGGAGATTTACGCGCTTCGTCATCAGTGACAAGAGGTAGCTTCTCATGGGAAAACGGTATAAAGGATTCGAGAGTTAGATTTGATCCAAATCCATCTGGTAGATTCTTAGTTAGCTGGGTTCCTAGTTATAATTTACAAAATAGACAAATAGTAAAAAATGGATTCAAATATCCTGGTAACGAACATATCGGAGCATTTGGTTGCGATAGTTACGATATATCAGGAACAACAGATGGTAAAGGATCTAAAGGGGCTCTGCACGGTTTAACAAAGTTCTCAATGGAAGATGCACCGCCGAATTCATTCTTTTTGCAATATATAGCTAGACCACAAACAGCAGAGATATTTTTCGAAGATGTTTTAATGGCATTAGTATTTTACGGAATGCCAATACTAGCAGAGAATAACAAACCAAGACTATTATATTATCTAAAAAGAAGAGGTTACCGGGGTTATTCAATGAATAGACCTGACAAAGTTTGGAATAAGTTATCAGTTACCGAGAAGGAAATTGGAGGTATACCTAACTCGTCAGAAGATATCAAGCAAGCGCACGCTGCGGCAATTGAAACTTACATACAAAAATATGTTGGTTTAAAACCTGACGGAGATTATGGCGATATGTATTTTAACGACACATTAAATGATTGGTCTAGATTTGATATAACACAAAGAACAAAGTATGATGCAACGATCAGTTCCGGGTTGGCTATAATGGCATGTAATAGACATATGTACCATCCAGCAGCTGAAGTGCAAAAAGATAAAGTAAGTTTAAATTTCGCTAGATATTCAAATAGCGGTTCACAATCGAAAATAATAAAGTAATATATGGCTGAGTCAGTTATAAAGAGTATTTTTCCAAGTCAGGTTGCGAGTGATAACGAAAAGATGTCACTAGAATACGGGCTTAAAGTCGGTAGAGCTATTCAAGACGAATGGTTCAAACTAGGCTCCGGGTCCTCGAGATTCAAAAACAACCAAAACACATTTCACTCATTAAGGTTATACGCAAGAGGAGAACAATCTGTACAAAAGTATAAAGATGAATTATCTATCAATGGTGATTTATCATACTTAAACATAGATTGGAAGCCTGTGCCTATTATCCCTAAGTTTGTGGATATTGTTGTTAATGGAATAGCTGACAGAGCATACGATATAAAAGCATATTCACAAGATCCATATGGCGTTAGTAAAAGAACAGCTTATATGGAATCTATCATTCGAGATATGCAAACGCAACAATTAAATAACTTTGTTGCTGAGAATTTAGGTATTAATCTATTCGAAAACGAACCTGATAAATTACCAGATTCACAAGAAGAATTAGAGTTACACATGCAACTTACTTATAAACAACAAGTTGAGATTGCAGAAGAACAAGCTATCAATACAATATTAGAAGGCAATAGATATATCTTGACGAAAAGAAGATGTATTTATGACTTAACAACAATAGGTATTGCGGCTGTAAAGAATACATTTACATTAACAGAAGGAGTTAAAGTTGAATATGTAGATCCAGCAAACCTTGTATATTCTTATACGGATTCGCCGTATTTTGAAGATATATATTACGCTGGGGAAGTTAAGCATGTCCCAATTAACGAATTAAAGAAACAATTTCCTGAATTAACAAATGCTGATTTAGAAGATATATCTAAACAAGGTTATCAAAACGGTAGAGTATACGATGTTACATTAGCAAATTATTCAGAAGCGGATTCAAACGTTGTTACATTGTTATACTTTAATTACAAAACCTACATGAACGAGGTTTACAAAGTTAAAGAAACCGCAACCGGAGCAACTAAGATAATTGTAAGAGATGATCAATTCGATCCACCAATTGAAGAATTTGAAGCGCAGTTTGGTAAAATGTCAAGATCGCTTGAGGTTTTATATGAAGGTGTTTTAGTTGTTGGTACTGACAAGTTATTAAAATGGGAGATAGCTAAAAATATGATGCGTCCTAAGAGCGACCATACTAAAGTAAAAATGAACTATAGCATTGTTGCGCCTAGAATGTACAATGGAAGAATAGAATCATTAGTAGGTAGAATTACTGGTTTTGCTGATATGATTCAAATCACTCACTTGAAATTACAACAAGTATTATCAAGAATGGTTCCTGATGGTGTTTATTTAGATGCTGATGGTTTATCTGAGGTTGATTTAGGCAATGGCACAAACTACAATCCTAACGAAGCGCTTAATATGTACTTCCAAACAGGATCGATTGTTGGTAGATCTTTCACTCAAGAAGGAGATATGAACCCTGGTAAAGTGCCAATCCAAGAAATTAATACTGGTAATGGTAGCGGTAAAATGCAGAGTTTGATTCAAACTTACAACTATTACATACAGATGATTCGTGATGTTACTGGATTGAATGAAGCAAGAGACGGTTCATCACCTGATTCTAACGCTTTAGTAGGAGTTCAGAAATTAGCTGCTGCAAATTCAAACACAGCAACTAAGCATATATTACAAGGGGGATTATTCTTAACATCGGAATTAGCAGAAGGTATATCACTTAGAATATCTGATATCATTGAATACTCGCCAGCTAAGGAAGCTTTCATACAAAAGATTGGTGGTCACAATGTAGCTACACTGCAAGAGATGGAAGATTTACATCTTTATGATTTTGCAATATTTATAGAGCTTACGCCAGACGACGAAGAAAGACAAATGCTCGAAAACAATATTCAAGTAGCTTTAGCGCAACAAGGAATAGATTTAGAAGATGCTATCGACATCAGAGAAATTAAAAATCTTAAGTTAGCTAATCAAGTGCTTAAACTTAGAAGAAAGAAAAAAGTACAAAGAGATCAGCAAATGCAACAGCAGAATATCCAAGCTCAAGCCGATGCGAATATCCAAACGCAACAAGCTTCCGCTCAAATGGAAATTCAAAAACAAGAAGCTCTTATCAGTCAAAAAATACAATTAGAACAAACTAAGGCCGAGCTTGAATTGCAAAGAATGCAACAAGAGATAGAAGCTAAGAAAGAGCTAATGAAAATGGAATTTGATTTCAACATGCAATTAAAAGGTATGGAGACTGATAATTACAAAGCAAAAGAGGGTTTTAAAGAAGATCGTAAAGATCAAAGAACAAAAATACAAGCAACGCAACAAAGTGAACTTATAGACCAAAGAAACAATAATTCTGGCGCTAAAGACTTTGAATCAGCCGGTAACGACATAATGGGTAGCGGCTTTGGCTTAGGTGCGTTTGAACCTAAGTAATAATACTAATAACAATTATATAATATTTTATCATGGAAGAAGAATTAATCAACGAGGTGGAGACTAATGAAGTCGAAACCCCTGTAGAAACAGGACCTGTTACACAAGAAGATGGAGTAATTAAAATCGACTTAAGAAAACAAGCTCCTGTTGAAGAAGCGGAAGAAGCTGAAACTGAAGAAGAAACTGAAGTAGAAGTTGAACCGCAAGATACTGAAGAAGCAGAAATTGAAGCTGAAGAAGAAATGGTTGAAATTCCTATTGAGGAAATTGAAACTGCAGAAGAAGAAGCTGAGGTTATTGTTAATGAAGAGGTTGAAACGCCAACTCAACCAGTAGTATCTGATTTACCAGAAAATGTACAAAAGCTTGTAGATTTTATGAATGAAACTGGTGGATCACTTGAAGATTATGTTAGACTTAACACTGATTACTCAAAACTCGATGAGGATACATTGTTAATCGAATATTATCAAAACACTCGTCCTGATTTAGACGAAGATGAGATTGCTTTCTTAATTGAAGACAAATTCATGTTCGACGAAGAGGATGATGAGCCTAGAGACATTAAAAGAAAAAAATTAGCAAGAAAAGAAGAATTACTTAAAGCTAAGAAACATCTTGAAGGTCTAAAAGCAAAGTATTACGATGAAATTAAAGCTGGATCAAAATTAACAAGCGACCAGCAAAAAGCTATTGAGTTTTTCAATAGGTATAATAAAGAAAACGAAGAGTCTCAAAAGGTAGCTGAAAAGCAAGTTAAGACATTCTTAAATAAAACGAAAGAGGTTTTCTCTACAGATTTCAAAGGTTTTGAATATGCTGTAGGTGATAAACGTTATCGTTTAAACGTTAAGAATCCTGACGAGGTGATGGGCAAGCAGAGTGATATCAATAATTTTGTTAAGAAATTTCTTAATGATAAAAATGAGATTGCAGATGCTAAAGGTTATCACAAATCGCTTTTCACTGCTATGAATACGGATTTAGTAGCTAATCACTTTTACGAACAAGGTAAAGCTGATGCTATCAAAGAAAGTATGGCTAAGTCGAAGAACATTGATATGAATCCGAGAGGGGCTCATGAAAATGTAACTGCTTCGAATGGTTGGACAATCAGGTCTGTAGATGGTGTAGACAATTCGCGTTTAAAAGTGAAATTTAAAAAATAACAAATTAAAATTAAAAGAAAATGGCAGGATCATTTGCAACTGCGCCATCTAGCTTGGCGAATTTATCACATTTAACTCCACGTCCAGTAAAAGGACTTTTTGGGGACAACTACTTAAGTGTAGCTGACTTAGACTTTACACAACAATTCTTACCAGAAGTATACGAGAAAGAAGTTGAGCGTTACGGTAACCGTACCATCTCAGGTTTCTTGCGTATGGTTGGTGCTGAATTACCAATGGCTTCTGACGTTGTTACTTGGTCAGAACAAGGAAGACTACACATTGCTTATGATGATGCTGAAGTTTTAACATCTACAACTATTGAATTCCCTGCTGGTCACTTGATCGGACCTGGAATGACTATCGTAGTTTCTAAAGGTGTTGTTACTGAGAAAGCATTCGTTATCAGTGTATCTGGAAACGTTGCTACTGTAGCTACTTACGGAGCTAACGCTACTTTGTCTATCACTGGAACAGGTGTTAAAGTATTCGTTTACGGTTCTGAGTACGGTAAAAAATCAAAAGAAGCTGGAAATTCAGTTGACGCGAGCTTTACAACTTTCAACAACAAACCTATTATCTTAAGAG